GGACAAGAAGGACCTAGTTCCTGAAGACCCCATGCCCCCGGTTCCCGAGCGCGAGAAAGATCTGCCTGAGCGTGATGCTCAAGTGCATTTCTTTGGCGCGACCAACATGCCTCACCCGCTGGACCCCCAGTCCGACCGCAAAGTCCACATCTCTTTTCGTAAATACGAAAACGGTGCGATTACCTTTGAAGTCGTGGGCCCGCTGGAAAAGCAAGCTGTCGGTAGCCGCATCAACAAGTATGGCCAGAATGTGCCGGAAAAGTACACTTGGCTAGACCCCCGTTCGGGCGAGAAGATGCTGCGCCGTGCTGATGGAACTATGACTCCTGCTGGCCGTGGTTTGTATACCTATTGTGTAGGCGAAAAAGGCGGCGGCATTTGGCCTTTGATTGACCGGGAACAGGTCGCGATTTCTGCGAAGAACATTGCTGATCCGTGGGCTTGATGGAAGACACTTCCAACATCTTTCGCAAGAAGCTGCCTAATCAGGCTGAAGCGTGTGCCCGTAAGGTTCTGGAGTGGCTCCAGAAAGACCTGCAAGGCACTCGCACCCTGTCGGCGGAAGATGTCTTCTATCTGGCTGCTGCTGCCCAAACCCTGTTGCTAGTGCGCGACACCTATGGCCAAGAGTGAAGCCACCGACTACATCCAGCCAATCTACAAAGAACGGGCACTCAAGCATGTTCTAAAGCTGGCTGGGGGTAAGGCGGCGGTCAAGCACATGACTCCTGAGCAACTTCTGAAAATGAAGTCTGCTCGGGATTCCGTCGCTAAAGACATGCAGTTCAATACGATGAAGTGGTTTCGTCCCTTCAAGTATCAGAAAGAGTTCTTTGAGACTGGTAAGCAATTTGTGCGGCGCGGCATGATTGCTGCCAACCGTGCCGGCAAGACCATTGCATCAACCTACGAAGCTGCCTATCACCTGACGGGCCTGTACCCAAAGTGGTGGAACGGCAAGGTCTACGATCGCCCCATCATTGCAATCTGCTCGGGTGAATCGTGGGAGCAGGTAGCCAAAACCCTGCAAAACAAACTCCTAGGCTGCGACGATATCAAGCAGTCCTATAAGCTGGGTACGGGCTCTATCCCCCGCGACTGTATCGATGAGAAGTCGATTCGTACCGACGGGGCTAACGTGCTGGCCGTGGAGATCAAGCACTCCAGCGGCGGCAAGTCCAAGCTGTACTTTTCTAACTACACCCAGCAATCGAAGAACTTGCAGGGTTTTGAATTGGATCTGGTGGTGCTGGACGAACAGCCGCCAGATGAGATTTTCTCGGAATTAGTGGTCCGTACTGCCCAGCGTGGTGGTCAGGTAATGTGCTCCTTTACCCCGCTAAAGGGTATGTCCGGGCTGGTCCGCAAGTTCTGGGATAAGGTGGATGGATATACACATATCCGTGTAACTTGGAATGACATCCCGTTTGAAAACGAATGGGGTGAAGAGTTTTTTTCCCAAGCAGAACGGGACCAGCTATCTCGAGACTTTATGCCTTGGGAGCGCAAGTGCCGTATGGAAGGCATCCCGCTGGTGGGCCAGGGCGTGGTGTTTCCGTTGCTGGAGTGGCCTACCTACAAAGCCGAGGATCTGGAGCTGTCCAAAAATCCTAAGCTGGAGCGCCTGATTTCGTTTGACTTGGGCATTAAGAACGACCCGACGGTCATCAGCTATTTCTTCCGTAACCCAGAAACCCAGGCGATTTATCTGCACCGCCAGATAACTGTGGATAAGGGCCAAACCCCGGACGAATACATCCATTACCTAATGGACAACGAATCCAGGGGTGTTCCCATTGCATTGCCCCATGACGGCAGTCAGCCTGGACGCTATACGCTGACGGAACAATCGGTGCGGGAGACGTTTGAGGACACCTATGGTCTAAACGTCATTGCAGGCGCGATCTTGAACCCGGCAAACGATCAAGGTAAAGTCACCAACCATAAGTCTTACGGCATCAATATAATGCGCCTAGGGTTGGAACGCGGCACTTTTATGATTAATGAAAATTGCCACAGGTTTTTGGATGAAGCCAGAAACTATGCAATTGATGAGGCAGGGCGTTTTTCTGATCCTGATGACCATATTGATTCGGCCCGTATTGGGGTATTGGCATTGATTCAGGGACACGGGGAAACCGTGGTCAGCCGGGTAAAGGCGTTTGAATATAAGCGCGTTGCTCCGGTCGAAGGCAAGATGCAGCGAATTTAAGGAAAACCCATGTTGGACAAGCAAAATATCATCATTGAGCATCTGGAAGCTCCGGCATCCAACAAGGGTATGGTGTTTCAGGTGGCCCATGAGGTTTACCTGAAGATGGTGGACTACCTGCGACTCACCCAGGCCAAGAACACCTTCAACCGCCTGTCCGACTATCACTACCTGAACATCGCGGTCAGCAACTCTACCGAGCCAATCCGTGGCATCGACTACATCCAGCCGGTTGTCGCCCCCGGTGTGGACTATGCAACCGCCATCATCACCAAGTGCCTGATGCCCAACGGCAAGGTGGACTTTGAGTTTGAGCGATTCAGCGAAAGTGACGCCCTACAGGCCGAGCAATCGACTGAGATGGTCAAGTACATGCTAAACAGCAAGAATGACTCTTACCAGATCATTCGGGACTGGGCGCAAGATTCCCTGCTGCACAAAAACGGCATCGTGATGGTATCGCCCTTGCGCGAACCCATTACGCAGTACAAAGAAGTCGAAGGCACCCGTGATCAATTGCGTGTGTTTGAGACTCTGGCTGCGGAAAAGGGCTTGACCCCCAAGCGTCAAAACATGCGCCGCATTGACGTTGATTTGCAAGGCCTGATGCAAGAGGCCGTGATGGATGAGACGGGTGCAATGGCAGCGGATGCTGTTAGCGCCAACACCATTTATCGCGCAAAGTACAAGCTGACCGGCTACAGCACGACCGTGAAGGTCAAGCACATTGCCCAGCATTACTTTGTCTGCAACCCCACCATCTCCAACATTCAGGATCAAGACTTTTTGGGGTTCTATGACCCCATGACGATCCATGAGTGCAAGGCCCAGTTCCCGTATGTGGATCTGGAAAAGCTAGCCGACCACGCTGCCTACGGTCCTGCTGGTGCGTATCAGGCGGGTGCGCTGGAAAACGATCTAGCCTTGCACGCACGCGACTCTACCCCTGTGCCCGGTCAAGGTGTGATTGCTTCTGCTGGTGCTGACCGTTATAGCCGCGTCATCATGCTGACCACTGCCTGGATTCGCAAGGATGTGGACGGTGATGGCGAAGAAGAGATCATCGAGTGCTGCTTCTCGGGCTCTTATGTGCTGTACGTCAAGGAAGTGGACTTCATTCCTTTGGCCAGCATGTGCCCGAAACCCATTGTGGGCAACTTCTTTGGCTACAGCTTGGCAGAACGTCTGGTTCCCATGCAGGAATACGGCACTGCTATTGCTCGTGCTGAGATGGCCTTTGCCATGCAGTCGTCTACGCCCCGTATCGGCGTGAACCCTGAGTTCATGGACGCAGAAGAGATCCAGCGTGGCGTCTCTGCCATGTTTGTGCTGGACCGCAAGTTCGATCCTGCCAAGCATGTGTACGAATTCGCTCCCATGCAGGGTAACTTGGCCTATGTCCAGTCGTCTATGCAGCGCTTTGAGGCTGACAAGATGGCCATGATTGGCATGACCAGCCCCACTGACGTTCTGAACCCCGAGGTGATGAAGGACGGAAACAGCGGGTTTAAGCTGCAACTGGCTATGGGTCCGAACCAGCTCATTCAGGATGAGATGGTCAAGAACTGCGCCATTGGTCTGCGGGATGTGATCTATCTGGTGTGGAAAACCCTGATCCAGTACGCCGACGATTTCAACATCCAGCAACTGGCCGCAGCTTGCTCTAAGGGCCAGCCGTTTATGGATGCCATGTCGATGGCCAACTATGAGTTCATTGACCGCAAGATGATCCAGATTGATCTGGCTCTGGGTTTCCTGTCGGAAGAGAACCGTCTGACCCGCCAGCAACTGATTACTGCAACGCAGCAACAGTTTGCCCAGTCCATGATGATGCTGGACCCGTCTGCGCCTGAACTGTTTGTCAAGGTGCGCCGTCCGTATGAGGACACCCTGCGTGTGCTGGGCGTTAAGGATGTGGATGCGTACCTGCCGACGATGGAAGAGGCCCTTAAGCTGTTTGAAGCCAAGCAAGCACAAGGCCCTGGCCCTGAGCAGCAGGAGATCATGTCTAAGGTGGATCTCAATAAGGCCAAGACGCAAGAATCGGCCACGGTGTCTGCCTTGAACATGAAGAAGGCGGAAGACATTGATACGGACAATATGTTTGAGGCGCTTGCTGCAAAACGTGGCAAGCTATCGGCAGTACAAGTAGATTAAGGATTGATTTGCAATGAAAAGCATGGTTAAGAATATTCGCGCCTACTTCAATAGGCGCACCAGAGCCACGGATTCATACAAGGAGGCCAATGTTGCGCGAAAAACTCTAGTCATTGAGAACGGGGAATGTGCTACCCGTCTCCTCAGAAATGAGGATTTTGCATTGCTGTTTAACCTGTACAGATTCCAGGTCATGGAGCGCCTAGAAGATGCCAGGGACGACGCAGACAGATTAAGCAACGCATACTATGTTGCTGGAGCGCGTGATTTTATTGACTTCATTGAGAAGCAAGAATATCTCGCAAAAAGAGTAAACCTTGAACCAAACTCTTAAGTTGAGGTAATATATGTCAGACGTTATCGAACAATCGACCGTCACTGAGCAAACTGGTAGTCCCGAAGCTGCCATCGCTGCAATGATTGCCGCTAACCGGCGTAACAATCCCCAGCCTGATGAAAGCAATCCGCCACCAGCCGGACAAGAAGAGGCGCAAGCCAAATCCCCGGAGGCGGCTCCTACAAAGGAAGCCGAACCTGAAAATGTTGTAAGTGAAGCTGAGGAATCTACGGAATCAGAAGCTGAAGGCGAGTCCGGCACCCCTGCCGTAAACGAACCGGTTAA